TTTTATAGACTTGGTCTACTTCTGCTGCTATTGAAGTTCCAAAAGTTAATCTACCTGTACCACTAAGACTTTTGTTATATATGTATAAGTTAGTTATGGTATCTAATTCAAAAGGTTCTGTAGCTGTAGCTACATCTAATGGGTAATCAACTTCTTCACTTCCTATAACCTCAGCATAATTTACTAAACCATTCTCATCTACTCTTGTAGCAGCAGTTGCTCTAGTAACATCCATATCTGCACCTGTCCATTCTTTTACTGATACGTTGTCTAAAGTACCTACCCAACCAAGATTAAAAGCGTTAAATTCAAATTTACTTGTATTTATTACTAATATTTCTTTAGTGCCACTTGTAGAATAAGTTTGATTATTACCACCACCTGCATCAAATTTACAACTACCACTTGTAATAACTAAATCAAAAGAAACTTTATAAGTTCCTGTTTTATTAAAGGGACTAATCCTAATTCCACTTTGATAAGCAGTCATTGATGCATTATACTTATCTGTTACAGTTCCATTAATTATAGTCCAACCTGTTGAGCCACTAGAGAAGTCGCCATTAGTTACTTCTTCAGCACCCTCAGTAGGTACAGGAATAACTGCATACAATTCTCCTGCCTTATATCCGTTAGGAGTTACTACTATTCTAACATCATCTAATAAACTCATTCTATATTACTTAAAATTGTTAATTGTGCCTCTAAACAAGCCTTAGCCTCAAACACTCCACCATCAGCGACAACTCTAGCCTTAAAGTCATTTACTTGCTTTTGTATAGGTGTTAGTCCTCCCTTGTTACTTGAAGGCAATGACATTCCAAGAGCTAACTTCATTATATTACTTGGTCATAGTAACAGATAGCAACTCCACTCGTTAAAGTGATAGCCGTTACATTAAGAAATAAAGTGCTCCCTGCTGCGAAAGTTGTGTGAAGGTTAGCTATAGCACTACCTGTGCCTGTTTGTACGTTAGAAGCCACTATAGAGGCTACTACGCTCTCTACAGGAAAGAAGACTGCATAATAGTCTTTACCTGTCATTGCTGTTGTAGATATTACATCACATCTATTTTTTCCTAATTGCTCTGTTAAGAGTTGTTGTACGTTTTCTATTGCCATAATAATTTTGTTATTTTATTCGTTATATATATAATTTGTTGATTCAGGTGCTTCTCGTTCTGTATATTGTACTTGTTCTTCACCTACTTGTTCGCTTACTAATAATTTTCCTATCTCTATTGCTTCCGTATAAACATCACCACCTGTTGAATTGTACGAACCATTAAAAGCGAAAAATATACTTCCTGAAAATGGGAAGGTAGTAGGACAACTTGTAGGGTCATCTATATATTCATTATTAGAACATAAAAGGCTGTGATTTGAAGGGTACATTTTGCTTGATAGTGGATGAAAATTATTATATGTATCAACTAAACTTCCATCCTTCCATAGTTCAACTGTATAAGGTGTAGATGACAAAGCTATGTTCATAACAACACTTTCAGGTTGTGTAGTTATTGTATGAACGTAAGTCAAAGTAGTATTATAAACTCTTATTTCAGAACCTATTGTAGCAACTGAATCTATAAAAAAGGAATTAAAATTTTGGTATCTTTCTACTCTAGTGAAATAAAGGAATCTAGCAGGGTCTCCCGAATCACCTTGACAATGTTTAGATAATATTTGTTGCTCTAAAGAAAATCCACCTGTTGATGGCGGTGGGTTACAGGTATCATATTCCGTAATAGTATAAGTATCAGCGACTAATGGCGTAATTTCATAGACATCTACGTCCATATTTCCTGAATCTATTACTGCTCCTGCTACATTAGTACACTGCCAAGTTCCAAACTCTGTAGGATTAGGTGGACAAGGTGAACCTGATGACCAATCAGCCGCATATATTTCATACTTCCAATAGCCATTTGGGTTAAAATCTATAATTCCACCTGAAACATCTTCAGCTATCGTTCCGCCCTGAGTTGAATATATTGATAATTCTGTATATCTGTCATAAACGACTTGATTCTGTCCATACCCCCACTTAACTGCACCTGACATATCATTTGTAAACTTAAATAGATAGCCTAAAGAACTAGAATAAGACATAGCGTCTTTAGTAGTAACATAAAAGACATAGACATTATTATTGTATTCAGCGTGTAGCATAGTATATAATAGAAAAAGTCTGTTTCTGTTTGGATTAATAAAAGAAAAGGGTAGCAATTAAGCCACCCTTATCTAAGAAATATATAAAAGAATACTAATTAAGATGTAACGATTGGTATTGCTCCTCCTGAGTCAATGTTGTCAAAAGGAGTTGTAGTATAATCTAAAATCATTGGGAAAGGTTTATTTTCCATTCCCGTTATTGTAAGACTATATCCCGAGCGGTCTCCCCAAGCTGCACCTGAGTCCATAGTACCTGCGTCAAGTTCCATTCCGTTTACAGTTCCTAATCCAACTATTACGTTGTGTCCGTTAGTTAGAGTAGCATTTAATTCAACAAAACAAATAAGTTTCGTTGCTGCTAAAAGTTTAATTTGGTTTTGGTCTTCTTTTGTAAGTCTGTTAAGAATCACATTTAATTGGGGAGTGTAATAAATAGTTCCGTTTTCTCTCGAGCCTACGATAGTATCTGTTAGACTAGCTACACCAAGAGGCATAACATATTTATAAATAGAGTCAGTTCCCATATCAATGTCTGAAACTTCTCCTGTTGCTTCTGTGATAGATAATACTTGGTCGTAAACTGCGAAATATACGTTTTTAATTCCCCCGCTGATTCTATTGCAAGAAAGCCCTCTTCCCTTTGTTAGTGCTGTACAAGCCATATTTTTTGTTTTATTAGGTTAAGGGAGGAGAGGTTTTACCCCCTCCTTCCGTATTATTTATTTAATTACGATACAAGTACAACGTCAGCTCCAATACCTACTTGAACACCTCCACTGTAACGAGCTAATAATCTAATGTTATCTGAACCATCTAAAGTAGCCATATCTAAAAGGTCAATTCTTGAAGTTTGGTCGCTTAACAAGTCAGTACCAAAGAATAAGTTGCTTCTTTCTGCTGCTACTAAAACGTCATTAGACATTCCGTTACAAACTGCAATTTTGATTCCTTCAAATACTGCATCATAATCTCCATTCATAGAGTAAGCATTCACATATCCTAAAGTAGAGATAGCTGAAATGTATAATCTGTAAGACTTAGGACTCATATAGATATGCAAGTCTTCTTTTGTGTAAACTGTTGTTGGGATAGATGCTGTACAGTTTTGTAAGTTTTCAATAATGTTAGCTGCTGAGAAAGCTGTTCCTGCTCCACCTACATTAGCTACATCAACTACAGTGTTACCTGCTTGTACTAATCTACCAACTGCTCCTCCTGTTACGAATCCTGTAAATTCTCCTGCTGTTGCGTTATTACCTACCCATATAGAGTTTTCTGTTGCATCTGCAATAGTTTCTCCAATGTAAGAAATTACATAGTCAGAAAAAGATGCAGGTGGTGGTGCTCCTGCTCCTGCTCTCATCTCTAAAGCTTCCCAAGAAGAAAGTAAAGTTTGCTTACATAAATCACTTTGAACCATTAAGTTCTTAGGCTCTAATACTGCCTCAGTCATTGTAAGTGTTCCTGCTAAGTTTACATCACAAGTTGCGTCTTGTACCATTGATGCTGCATTCATTTTTTGAATGTTAGACTTAAACTTGATATTTTCTATCATTGTTAAGTACTCCATAGAGTTTGCTGAACGAAGTGCTTGCGAGATATAGAATCCTGCTGCCTTCCCTGCGTAATTTGATGTTACGTTTAAAGCCATTTTTTTGTTTGTTTTTAGTTATTGTATAAGTTATAAAGGTATTTTTCCCTTCTTGTCATTTTTGATAATTCTCTTTTAGATAAAGAAACCTTAGTAGCTTCTGAACTAAATTTATTTGTATCTAAAGGAGCTGATGCAGGTGCTGATGCTAATTCAGTCTTTAGTCTTTCGTTTTCTGCTTTTAATTCTTCGAACTCAACTACTTCTGTAGTCTTAATA